ACGATCATCCAACGAGTACTTTGTTGTGTAGGCATCGTTGACATAACTATTCTGTGTTGTCAAAAATATCTCAAAATTTCTATCCTTGACCTGCAAATTACCAGAACCATCAACAAAGGAAAAATGTGCCCCAGTCTTCAGTATCTGATCAAGAGCTGTGGCCGCAGGAATATTATTCAAAAATGCAAATGGAACAGTATCTGACATTGATGAAGATATTCGGAACCGATTTGGTCCCAAAGCGACTTCACTCATGACAGCATTTGTCAAACTAGCCATCTTCGTATCGACAAAAAGACTCGTAGTAACTGTACTTCTGAGGAACCTTGAAATGTCTGATGCTCTAGCCACTGTGAATCGTCGTCCAATTTGAGAATCAAGTTCAAACCCATCCGTCAACCCAGAGAACAATCCATATACTGAGTTGTTGGCGGTGATGGCTTTGATAGAGATAACTTGATTGATCTGAAGCGAATATGGTGACATTGTATTGTCTGGACTATACTGCCCTGTATCGTTCAAGAGTTTGATTTCAGCCCTACCAAGTTGTAACGGATCAAACAGATCTGCAAGGGTCCGACGAATTTGTATTGCAAGCACGTCAGATCCATCAACTTCACCAGCGGCAAGTTCATCCCAACGGAAAGCACCAGCAAGCTGCAGCCATGTGTACTTGGAATGGACCTCTGTCCACGTCGGTAGAACCCATCCAGCACGCACAGTATATGTTGGAGCTGCTTCCGCCATTCTATGGTGCCGCCAATGATGTCACGGTTCCGCTCGCCCCCATAAACATGAGAGCACCACTCTGTACATACACCACTCCAGTGTTCAATCCCCCCAATGAAGACGGTGCCGTCACGACATTCCCCAATGCTAACACATTCTGCCCGCTGGCTACGTCAGCACTTTCACCAACCAAAATATTGTGGGCGGATGCGACGGTGAATTCTCCATCAATTGTTAGAGCTCCAGTCCCTGGAACTGTTGGCCATGCCATTACACTAAAAATCCCTTATCTCGTTCAATCTCTCTTGCAATCCGCCTTGCCAATCGCGACACTGAAAGATCATCGGTGATTAAATCTCCTTGAATAATAATTGTCACTCCGTTGATCGCAGAACCTGCCGCCCCTACAAGAGGACGAACACTAAATCGTTCTGGTCCGTGTTCACCAACAGCGATCAGGCTCGGTGAAGTGACAATACCACTACCACCGGTCTGAAAGAAGCCACCCAACAAACCACCAATCACTGCCCCTATAGGACCACCAACAAGAAACCCCGATAATGCACCACCAAGACCGCCGAGGATGCGACCCACCGTTCCTCCAACAACCCTTCTAAGTATGGCTCCGATAAGACCTGGTATTCCAGCAACAAGTGCCGGACCAAATTTCCCCAAACTCAAAGCTAAGTTTCCAGCAGCCTCTCCAGCCACAGCACCAAATATAGTCTCCACTCCGAAACCAACACTTGAAGCGGTCGGACTAAAGAACCCAGCAAGACCTAATCCACTAGTACCCCCACCAAAAAGGGATCCACCACTTTGCTCTAGAACTTGCTGCCCTGCTTGTCTTCCTGCTCCAACGTCGGTGCCAGTGAATAAAATCTGAAAAACAGTGTCTGCTGCCAATTTGGCAAACTCATCAAGAACAGAACCGATGATACCACTGAAGATAGTTTTAAATATACTCCCAAAAGTAATAGCACCACTAGCAAGATCCTGAAATGTTCTACGGAACACTTGCTGAATAGAACCAGCAACATTGAATGCGGTCGTATTGAAATCCAAAAACGTCAATTTCATTCTTTCAGTAGATTGTTCCGACTGTCCTTCAAGACCACGTATCTCCCTGTCCAATTCTTTAATGGCTAACCCACCAAGTTCCCCTTCCTTTTCAAACTGCCGACGGAGGATCTGAAGACGCTTGACCATCTCTTCCTCGGTCAGAGCAGTATTACGAATGATCAGCTCAGCTTCGCGATCAGCTATCTCTTTAATGGTCCGAGCCATTGCTCGTCGAACCTCTAGCTCTTCACGTGATCCCTCTTTCATTACCTCCAATTTCTCTCGGAGTAATAAAATCCTATCCTCGAGTTCTTTTCTTCCCAATTCTATCTGGAAGTTCAAGGTTTCAAATGCCAATTGCTTACTCTTCTCAGAGGCTTCTTTGTCTGCCTTGGCTGCCTTTTTGGTTTTTGCAATTGCTGCAATACCAAGCTCTTCCAGTTTCTTCTTGATCTCTTCTGTTGAAGCAGTGACTGACTCGACTGTGCTGGTCGCAGCAGAACTCGCTTCTTCTTCCATCGCAGTGAAAGGTGTTATTAGGGTATTTTTTAGATCTTCTACGAGTTCTTCTGTTGACTCTCGCAATGTGTCATATACACCCACGAGAGCTTCCTTCATGGACTGTCCACCAGCCTTGATATTCTCAGTGGCTTGTTCACTGATGAGGTTGTCCAGCTTATCTCTAACCTCAGCTAGATTATCATCAAGACCAAGAAACTCTGCAACGACACCATCCAAACCATCGACAATATCTCTAGCCGTTCCTAAAACAGTGAGTTTGATACTCCCCCAAATCTGACTCGTGGCATCTCCAAGTTTTTCCCATGATATAATTACAACAGCAGCCGCACCAGCGAGTGCAACAATCCCCGCGACGACCAGGACAGTGGTAATATTGATGGCAGCGAATGCTACTCCAACAGAAGCGAGAATAGGGATCAGAATGGCAAAGCTCTTAGCCACCAAGGCAACCAAAAGAGCCAAGGGTCCGATTGCCGCAACCAAGCCCAAGACAACGATACCTGTAATCTTCACTGCTGGTGGTAACCTAATAGCCGCTTCAGCAAGTTCTCGCATACTCTCAGCCGTACTTCTGATAGCCCCAGAAAGACCTGCTTCACCTATCGACTCCAGAAGATCCCCCACAGCATTCTTCAATGCAATCAATGCTCCTCCAAGATTCTCACGAGCTGCCTTTGCCGATCCGCCAAATTGCCTTTCAAGCTCTAAGAGGATTATCTTCTGGGCGCTGATGAGATCACCAGTCTCAACAAGCGCCTTGATCATCTCCGTTTGCTGATCCGTGAACTGGATACCAACACGGGAAAGGGCACTGAGATTTTTGACCGGGTCGTTTATTGCCTTGCCAAGTTGAATGACACTAGATCGAAGATCCTGATCCATCCGGGCCGAAAGATTAAGAACAGCTTTTGTGACATCCTCAAAAACTGCAACCGAGACATTAGTAAACGTGAGAAGCTGTGACTGGGCGGATAAAATCACTTCATCACCAAATGTCGACGTCTTCTGCAGCTCCGCAGCCATCCGCTGGAGGCTCTTGGTCGTTACCCCGGCCACCCCCTCGGTGGATCTAATAGCAGCCTCCACCTGGGCCACAGCGCGCTCCTGGTCGGCTGATACCTTAACTATAAGCGCCCCTAACCCTAGGATCGGTAAAGAGACCCTCGTGGTCATGGTCCGCCCGACTTCACCTGCTCTTTTAGCGAGATTAGCAAAGGACTTTTCGACCGACCGGAGGCCAGCATTGATGGAACTGACTCCAGTGAGCTTTGTTGTAATTGAGACAACAGCCATCGAAGTTCCTTATCTTTTACCCTGTAACTGCCGTAACTTTTGATCGTCGTCTTTGATCTTCTTTATGAGGAAATCTGTCTCAAGTGGAGACAGCTCATCCAGATCACCCGGACCCCAACCATATCTACTCGCAAAGACATGGAGGGTCTCTAGGTAGGGAGGTTCAATTCCTCAATATTCGTCTGGAAGAAGGCAACGATCTTCTGAATATCACCAATCTCCAACTCGTCAATATCTTCATTTGTAACCTTGGGATCTATCTTTTGAAGAACATAAAGAAGGAACTGTTCTGTCTGCTCCACATCTCCTTTCTCCAAACCCTCATCTGTAACGTCAAGTTTCCGGAGTTTCTTTATGTCTTTCCACTTCATTGGCCAAGCTTTCTTAAGATCCAGGTCATGACCATTCAGAGAGATTATAGTATCTCTTCTCTCTTTTCCCTTTCCTTTTTCCTTCCCGGTTTGTGACATTTTCTTCTATCCTCCTTTGCTCACCTCTCACCTAGAACGTATTGGTTGTCGTCAATGAGATTCGAATGGCACTGGACGATCCAGTATGGTAACGACCGATGCCTTCAAAATCCACTGTCAAACGATCCCGACCAGACATCTGATCAGGATATGTGGAATAGACAAACCGAGGAATATCTACCAACAACGAGAACGAATCTGCCTTCGTGAAGTTCAAAAGGACAGCCTGTTCCGTTTCAGCGATGAAGATATCCTTTTCCGTCTGATCTTCAAACGTCATAGTTCCAGAGAGTCTCACCATCTGGAAACCATTACGTTTCACCCGAGCAATCTCAGCCGAAGCATTTAACGCCGGTAGACCTTCAATTTGGTTGTCCAACGTAAGGTTGACCGCTTCTAACTTCGTGTTTGCTGCTCCACCGATCTGGATGGATGCCGTATCGAATTTAAACACACCCGTTGGAGATCCCGGAAAACTCGGAGTGGTCGCAGCAATGTTATTGCGAGTTTGTGCAAGGACACTGGCTGAAAATCGTAGATCCTGGTTTGGTGCGACACCAATCTGCAAGGCACCAAATTGAACACCAGAAAACTGCTGAGCTGATGTCACATCACGGAACACTTCCAGTGTATATGGAACCAACGGATGAAGACTGTTGATATCCGAAGTCAAGAACGTAAAGTTGTTTGTGAATAGAAATCCCGAAAGCACTGTCGAGATTGAATTTGTCCCTAAGACACCGTTCAGTAAGTAACCAATACTGACTGGATGTCCTGGGATCACGACATCACCAGCGTGCCGTTGCACACCAGTCTCGTCATCAGGCTCAAAGAAACCACCAGTGATGTTTCGAACGTCGAACCTCTCGATGTTTGTAACGATCGATTCACTCAACGCTTCAAAATAGTCAGTGGCTGCTAATGCTGTGCCCCATGTCGTTTCTTCGGCGATGCCGATATGACCTGCGAATCCATAACTCACATTTTCCTCCTATTTACTTTTCCAAGTCATATAGGTTAAACTAACCCTATGCCTAAACGGAAGTGGTCCAAAGAGCAGCGCCGACGCATTTCTCAAGGCGTCAAACGCGCCTACCGAGAAGGTAGGATGATACCGCCGTCGACGCGGCCTGAAGTTGCCGCTAAGATCTCTGCGGCCAAAAAGCTGCACAATCCCTCCCGTGATGATCCAAAAGTACGGGCAAAAATCAGCAAGACTCTTAAACGGAAATACAAAAGTGGAGAACTCAGATATACTCCTCCGTCTCCTGAAGGTAGACAGCGTATTATAGCTGCCAACCAGAAACCACAACGTTCTGAGACAAAACTGAAAATCAGTGCGACCGTAAAAAAGCGCTGGGTCGAAGGACGCTATAAATCTCGGAATCTGCCAACTTTCAGTAACACCCCAACACCGTCTGAACTCGCTGTTCTTCCCGGATTGACTAAACTCGGATTTATCTTTCGTCATAAGTTTCCTATACCATGTAAAAACCAACAGGGAGGTCTTACATATTACGAAGCCGACTTTGTACATCTGCCGAGTAAGATCTGTGTAGAGATTGACGGTGGTGACCATAAATCGGTGCCTAAAATTCGTGAGAGAGACAAGCGAAAGACCAAGTATCTGAACAAACTGAAGTTCCGCGTGCTTCGGTTCACAAACAAAGAAGTTTGCGCCAATCCAAAAACCGTCATCAAGATAATCGCTGGTTATTTGCACATCTACTCCTAACTGCAAAAGACTAACTTCTCTGTTTCTCTCACCTTCCTATCCTGGATTGTCGCTGTCTTTGTCCTTTGCTTTCTTTGAATTGGAACTCTCAACCACCACATCGTCCGCAAAACCTTGATAAACAAGCTGATCAGCAAGTCGTGAAGGAATGTCTTTTGGCACTTTCAAAACCTGTCCAGTGGTCTTCAACCCATATCCCACGACGTGACGACTGTCTGTCATAACAATAGATCGCTTCTCTGGGTTTGTTTTTCCCATCGTTGGACTCCTCATGTGATCGCGTTGACATCAGCGACTAATTGAATTTCACCCCCTGATCCATAACCCTTCCCTTCTGGGTTTGGTCCGGTTTGGAACTCTCCACCAACCAGCCAGGATGTCTCGACAGTTCCGCTCAATGTTCGGTCCTGCATTAATGCAATCTCTGTATTCCCAATAAGATCATCCCTCCTCTCAAGAACGTCTTGCTTCTTTGACATACCAAAGTGAAAACACCAAATTGAAAAAGTGACCAGCAACCGAGTCCTAGTCCCAGCTGACAATGTCTGCTCTTCAGCAGGAGCATCTCTACGATCAAGATAAATGAGAATGGTATCACCACGTTGAAATGTTAACTCTTCCTCAATAGCAATATTAGCCTCCGACAGATCCGTGTCTGCTTTCAAAAGCGTTTCAATTCCCTGTTCAATCGCATAATAATCAACTCTCGCCATCAACGACCTCCCTTCCCTTCCCTGATGGCTCTATCAACAGCAGCTTTGATGACACCGAGCGCCAAGGTTTCAGCCACGGCTTTTGTTGGGATCAATGGTCGCGCCGGGATACCAGGGTGTGAGACTTTTTTACGGAAGACATCTCCTTCTGGTGTCTTGAATTTTAGAAACGTCTTGTTGGTTGGTTCAATCGTAAATGGCTTGGTACCAAAGTGATGGATTTCAGAAAGCTGATGTCTTGTACCAACCCAGACCTGCCCGGCACCACGACGTACCACAAAAGACGACGAAAGTTGTGACCGAAAAGTAGATTGAAAACTTCTGGAACTTGTTCTGGACTTGCCTTCTGATATAGTCGTTGCAGCCATGGCTTCATGGAGCTTAGTAAGACCACCTTTCTTTAGATTGTCATTGATCCACTTCAGGTGTCTATTTCCAATCGCAGATAATAGAACCCCTGGCTCAACTGCCTTTCCTAAGCGTCGTAATTCCCTGATCGCTTGTTTCGTATTGACCTTTATGGAAAACCCCAAGCTCATTTCAAATCCCTATCACTGAGGATATCATCGATCTTGTCCTTATCAATGACATGGTCAAGATCGCTTCCTTCATGGAATGTCGGTTGGTAAGCACTGACGTTACTCCTTACCTCAGCAACATCCGTCCGTGATCCGATCAAGTCCCCAGCCGAATTGACAAGGAGTGTCTTCCCTGTGGCAACCGCATCAAGAGTTTCCCTGGCTTCCTTGAAACGGTCGGTCCATCCACTATCTTTCAGCATGTCACGCGTCATTATCCGACGTGAGAGGATACGATACATTGCCAGGTCGTCGGCGATCGCCTCAAGAAGTGGAACCACCCCCGGGACCGGAACCGCATATAACCGTGATATTCTTGCGTTGATCTCTGACTCGGCCGGAATGGCAAATGCAGTCAGAATTTGAGCACTGGTCAATGTGCTGTCAGATCCAACCTCTGGTAAGATATCATAAAGACGATCAACAGATGTATACGCCAATGCTGGCATTGATTACCACCCTTCCTTTGTCAGAGGATTCATCTTTTCCCTCATCCTATAGACAAGTTCAGCAGATGCCTCGTTCACGTCGGCAAATCGTGCAACAACAGGACCGCCACTGAAAGGTGTTCCATTCATTACGTCATCCCCAACCCCGTCGCGGCCAGCAGCGAGGTTGAACGCCACATCAATACCTTGTCCGAGCTGACGCAATGCTTCCGTGTAATATTCAAGACCATCGACAAAGGCATACTTCTTTTTACCAAGAAAATTATTTCTGTACAGGTCTATGACTTCCTCAGCGCGTTTACGCATGGAATCCGTGATTCGACCACCATTAAGCTGGTGCTCATACATGTTCATGAGCATATTGTCTCGCATGATGAAGTGCTTTTGTAACAGACGATCTGGGTACGCTTTCTTATCAAGTTCAAGCAATGGAGTGTTCCGAAGGAACCGAGCCCGACGAGTCACTTCATTAAGATATCCAACATGTGCAATATGGACATCCGGAAGGATCAGAACATCTCCAGGTCCCTTGTTGAGACCACGCTCGGGATGTTCGTGAATTTTCCCAATGTAGCGAATCTCCTTTCCTTTGACTGGTCCACGTGTGAAAAGACGAACCGGAAGGTCAGGCTTCCATGACGTGTCGACGGTGAAGTGGTGTTGACGAATAGACCATCCATCCCAGATACACTTCCGATAATATTTAGTCAAAAATTCCCCACCGAGAAGCTTCTCATCTGTATCGATCCATAGAACCAGATCCATGGAACACTTATCCAAAGATTCGTTCCTCGGAACTTCAAATCCAACCACCGTCGGGTTGCTGGCATTTTCTACGAATCTCACACCAACGCTTTCAGCCATGGATCTTGCCAAGGGAGACAGTCCTGTATCTGCAAGAACGATTTCATCCACTATCCACTTTATGGAGTTGAGACACCATAGCAAAGTGTCCTCACAGTTTGGACCTGCGATGATACTTGCAGACGTTGTCAATCGTGGACGTTGAAGCCAAAGCTTCCGATCCCAATCAATCCGACCGACAGGTTCTTGATCTGCACGATAGTTTATGATATGGAATCCCAACATATCCCCGGTCTTGCTGTTCGGGAACATGGAAACTGCGAAGAGATTCATCTCATGTTTCTTCCCAAACATATCCTGGAGATCGTGGACATCAAATTCCCAAAGGTGGTTTCTGAATTTTTCCCAATTAGACGTTCCATATTCCGATGGCCCATAGGGAACAGTGACGATCACGATTCCACCAGGCTTCACCATTTTTTCAACCGCTTCGATTGTCTTGTACGGATCGATGCAATGCTCAAGGACTTCAGATAAAATTACGCAATCGAATGGAACACGATCACCAAGATCAACGTCGTGAGATCCTTGAACAAACTCAAGATCCTCCGGATGATTTGCATGTTCTTTGGTGAAGATCCGTGCCCACTTTATAGCCCCTGGATCAATGTCAACACCAGTCCACTTTCGCCCAAGCTGATTGTGAAGATAGATCGAAGACCATCCATGACCACAACCAAACTCCAGAATGTTTTCCAATTCTGGATGATCGGTCAGGTACTTGACCAAGATGTGGAACCGCTTTTCACTTGTTGTCTTGAAATCATGCTCCTCAACAGGAATACCGCTCAATCGGGTGTCCGTGTTCTCCCCACCTTTACGATAGTGCTCCTCAAATATATCGCGAGACTTTATGAATGCGTACTCCTCACTGATCTTATGACGGAGACGTTTAGCTGATGGACTGGTCTGACCCTTGAGCGCTTTCTTCGCTGCGAATATGTCACTCCTCCAATAGAAGTGATGAGCCAACCGAACTGGATCATCATTTAATTCTTCAATCATACGATCAAACTTTTTTGTCCAGTCTTTAGCGACACCATCCCATCCAAGCTTTCTAGCTTTCCTTTGACCAGCCTCGCTGGCTGCATCATAAAGTTTATCATCGTGCATGTAGGAAATGATCGCGTCAACAAACTTCTCCTGGTATTCCTCCGAACTAGGATCTCCTTCAAGAAGGATGCCCGCTCCAGGATCCACCGTCTCCACAAGAGCGCCACGTTTACTTGTAACGATCGGCATTCCAGCCGCCTGAGCTTCAAGACACGAAATGCAGCTAACCTCGTTAAAATCTTTCATCAACGGTGACGGCGTCGGATAAGCATATATCCCTGCTTCCACATACTGCTGGTACAACGCCGATTTAGAAAGCTCCCCAACAAACCGAACCTTATCCCCAAATGAAGATGTCCTCTGAGAGAGTTGGCTATAGAACTCCTTCATGTGATCAACTGGATTATGATATCCAAACAACGCCAATTCGACTGATGGTTCACGCTCCAGTATCTTCGGAAAGATTTCAAGAAGAACATCAAGACCACGTTCTGGTCTCGCCGCATACACTAACCGATTGCGATGACGTTTTTCGTTATCTATTTCTGGAAATCTAAACAGATCGAGTCCGTTCCTGGTCTTCCACACAAACTTCTTAGGTAGACCATAAACCTTACAATACTGCTGTCTCATAAACTCACTCACAGCAAACACGCTGTCGGCATTCCACATCACTGCACGAAACGGATCAGCCTGTCGTCCTAGAGCTAGATCATGAACATGAAGAATATTCAACTTCGCACACGTCCGCACCTGCAACATGTCTGGTGTGCGTTCAAATATTGCAACGTCATGTGGTGTTGAAAGAACAAATGCACTCCATTGATCGATTGGATAGTAATACACCCCATCAAAAACCCCAGGCTTGTTACAATTGGAAAATATCTTTACCCGGTGGCCTATTTTCTGAAGCTCTCTCCCCAAACAAATTGCGGACGTCTCACTCCCTCCGAGACTTCCGGTTTCCAGCGAATCCCCATCGAAGGGCATCCCTGGAACGAGCATCGATATATCATATGTGTATTTCATTATCTCATCTACTCTCGTTTTGTATTGTGAGATTCATACAACAAACCCTTCCATCAAGACACGAAAAATCAAATGATGTGATGTCTGATGGCGCTCAATGAATTTATTTTTTGCCTTCTCTATTTCTTCAGGCTTCCCTAGAACATGCTCTTCAGTGACAGTCGCTCTACCCAGATGGTCACAGATCACCCGACGATTCCGATATGCCTGGAACCCAGCATTGTAGATCTTCATCACCAAATCACAGTCACCCCAATAAGCCGGAAAAGTTTCAGCATCAAATCTAAAATCTGGTCTGTTAGGAATTGCCATCAAAGGACACCATATCCCCTCACGAATCACTGGCATGGATATTTCTCGATGATCCGACGTTCCAAGACTTGCCATTCCACAGCTCTTAATGTCAAAACAATCCACAAGGGCTTCAAGCCATCCCGTCTTTACAAATACATCATTGGTCAAGACAACTATGATATTCCCCTCTGCCAGATCCATCCCCTTGTTTAGATCCGCATTCACAAATCCTTTATGAGGATTGCGATAGTATTTGTCACATCCATTGTCAAACTCGTTCCCTACTGCTTCGACAATGATGAGTTCGTATGGGATCTTGGTAGTCTCCCGAGCTATATTTATCACCGCCTTAGTCAAATGAACTTGCCAAGGCTCTTCCGTCAAACAGGGGACTACGACAGAAATTTGGTTGGACTTACGTTTAGGCATTAGATCCGTTCTTCCTGAAGTTATACGACTCACCAAACATTACTTTTTACAATTTTAAGACCCCTGCAAGAACCACTGAGGGGTTTTGAGACGAGGGTATAGGGTTTTAGTAGGTGTAAGCTAGTCCTCCTGTGTGGGCTTGTAAGGTTATCATGAGAAAGCTGACCAAGGGAGTTGATCAGCCTCTCATGACAAACGCAAAAGACCTGACATCCGTTTGAATAACACTGGACTCCAACCGTGCAAACGGAAACGGATTTACCGCGTTCTGAAACACTGCTGCTACAGAACCAACTCCTACATCCCAGGACCATTCAGCAGCCCCATCCTGATCAAACACACGGAGAAAGCCACCACTTGTCTGATCATAATTGGTCTGCATGAAAAGCTGACAACTTGTCAATGTCGGTGCGAGAATACCAACGTACCTCGCACCGGCAAGGACAATATCTTCTGAGACGATCGACTGACCGCTGTTGATCTGGACGTGTTGAACGGACCTAGCTGTCACAGGCATCACAGATCCTCCAAACTATCAATTCGTGTGCAGGATCTGCCACATGATATTCGTCTCTCTCACAACGGCGACTCCATCTGCCTGACCGAAGGTAAAATGGCTACCGTCGACGATCGACATAACATCAATTGGCGCAGCGAACCCACTACTCTGAGAAGTATTCGCTTCCATCCCATGAAGAATGATAGAATCTGAAGTCACCACCGACGACGACACAGTGACGGTGGTATCTCCTGAGTTCAACGTCGTCCGGCCAGCAAACTGATTGGACGCTGATTGAGCACGAGTCGTCTGAATGCCAGTGAACAACACACGCCTGAGAAGTTCAAGAGGATTACCAGCCATAGCAGAACTCCTTTCCTATAGCCTGACGCGTTTCGGTTGGGACGACTTACTCTTTTTCTTTCCTTCAGCGTACCGACGTCCCTTGAATTCCTCTCGTGTAGACTGGACCACCTTCCGCGCAAAGTCCGTCACGGTATCTGTGAAATCCTTGAGAGAACATCCGAGCGTTCTGGCTAGACCTTCCCAAGTATCACGAGGGAAGTCCCGAACTTCACCGGCTCCAAAACGAACAGAACCATCGTCCTTTAAGATATCTTCAGTGAACACTCGTTCCATGACTACACCTCGATCACAAAGTCGTTGCGATGAGATAGCCCAGATCAGTAGCAATCAGTTTTTCATCCTGATAGTGTTCAGCCTGGATATACTCAACGTTCTTGGTACCTGCCCCTGCCTCACGTCTTGTATGAGCAGCGAGAGGCGCAGGAAACCCAGGGGCTGGCCAGACAAATCGAAGACCAAGAGTCTGCGAACGCATCCCGGTCGAGGGACCGACAAACGCAATAAGGCAGTTGTTCCCCCAGATGTTCGTCATACTGGTAGTACCACCTTCAAGCGCGTTCTCTTGAACAGCCGAGCCGATCAGGAGCTTCTTCACCCTGAAGACCGACTTGATCTGATCTTCGTTCAGTTCACCACCACTGGTATACTTGAACATGTCCAGAAGATCCGGATGACGCCGAACGATCTGGAACGTGTCCTCGTCAATCATGGCGGTGTTTGCCACGAGGCCAGTCTGTTGCCGGATAAAGGCATGGGCCGTCGTCACGTCTCCGAGTGGATTGGAGTTGACAAAGTCGCTCCACAAACTGTTCCCAGACAACGTAGTCCCAGAACCAAGGTTGGTCGCGGAAGTGACGATGTCAGCAATCCGCTTTTCCTGAGCCCGACGAAGATTACCAACAACCAACCGAGTACTGTTCTCCCGAAGCTGAAACACTGTATCGGCGTTAGCCAGATCTTCCAGCGGGATTTCAGCAGCCAATGCGAAGTTGTCAGCAAAATATGCATCGGACGACACCTGGAACTCAACCCGACGAGCTTCTGCACCAGGAGCACGACGTGCATCAGGAATCCGTAAGAAATTCCCCTTGTCAATGATCGCATAGCGGTTCGACTGCTTATTGACCGGGACACTAGGGAATAAATCGTTACCGATAAGACCGTCAGTACCATCGTCGAAAGCAACCACGGCAACGTTGGAAAGCAACGTATCGTGGTGAACATCTGGTCCAGACGCACCAACCTGATATGTCCTATACGGTTCATTCATGTCATTTTTCCTCCGTAACCTAGGACACTTGCAGGGATGTCGGTAACTGCACCGACGGGATCCTCAACAGCATCCGGATCTTTTCACCATCCGTCGTGGCCGCTTCAAGACCCATCCCGACAGTGAAATCACCAGAGGTCGCATCGATCGCACGACCCGACCCGTTTGGGGCTAACATCGCCCCTGCTGTGCAGGTTCCACCTGCGACAACCTTCGTCTCACCCATAATACCAACAGCGGCATTCTGAGCCGAATTGGGTTTGTTCTGAAGGACACCAATCACGTCGACGTGACCGCCCCCGGGATTGGATGCTACATCTGAAAACCCAGCACTGGATTGACGAAGGATATGATGCTGAACCGTGCGCATATCCGAGTTCGCTTGCATGGTTCGAGCAGTGACTCTTCCAAACTCAGCCATAATGCATCGTCCTCCTTAATTTGCTTTGACAGAGCTGGCGTTGGTGAAAGTGGCGTATTGACGGCGAAGATCTGGATCCTTGCCCAAAACTGCCTCGACTGCCTGTACATAGGTCGCTTCTTTGTTATCCGACATATGTTTCTTGGCCTTCTCGTCGAGGACCATTGTAACGTCGCCACCGGCTGCGGCAACATTACCTTCCTCACGATCATCCAGACCAGAGACACCGAGTTGAGCAAACAACTTCTCGCTTTGTTTGCTGATCATCGACACGAGTTCGTCAACAACCTCCTCAGCAGAAAGTTTCCTTTCCTTCTTGTCTTCACCTTCCTCTCCACCTTCACTAAAGGTGACAGTCCGTTCAGACGTGGACGCAATATCGTAGAGTGCCCTGACATATGGCCGAATCGCCGGAAGGCCACAATCCTCAACCTTCTCCTCGATCCGCGCAATACGCTGCTGATCGGTCATGGTCGCAAGAGCTTTCGTCAGTTCCGCGACTGTTTCCTTCAAAGATTCCACCTCGGTGACATTGGAACCTTTAGCTTTCTCCAGTTCCTCTTCTGCCTCGGTCAATGAAGACTTAGCATCGTCGAGTTCTTCCTGAAGCTTTTCAGCGGCCTCAGCGGCCTCCTTCAGCTTCTCTTCGGATTCCTCCAACTTAGCCTTCTTCTTCTTGCCCGCTTTGAAATCATCTCGTTCAGCTTCTGCAGCCTCCTTCGCCACATTGGCCTCTTCAAGACCCTTTTCCAAGGCTTCGACCTTGTCGGTAAGTTCTTCGATTTGATCCATGTTCCATTCCTTCGGATGTATCGAATACGAATACACCCCCTCGAACCCATCTTCAGGGAGAGAGAGCACGACTGACCGTAACGGAGCCAAGCCCGAAACCGCAGGAGTCTCCGCACCAAGCAACGCTACAGCCTTCAAGACGCGACGGAACTTCTTTCCGTTACGTTCAAGATCCCAAAAAATTTCTGACGAGACGGTGTCAAACTTCCGTCCCTTGATAGCATCGAACATCGTCTTTGAGATGTCCATGAAATCGGCGACCAACTTATCTCCCTTCCTCCGGAGAGCCTTCACCCATCCAAAAGCAGGACCACCTGATTTGTCTTTGTGTCCAAGTTTGATAGGTGGACGAAAACCAACACGACTGAAAGAATAGACGATGTCGTCCAGATCCTTCCTCATGTACTTGTCATTATTCCAGGTGCCAGTCGAGAAGATCTCGACGTCATTGATTTCGAACAGTTCCGGTTCTTCCTCCTCACTCTTGTTCTTGTCTTCATCCTCATCATAGTCTTTATAGACCTTGACGATTTCAGACTCGTCGTCGTCCAAAGAAAATCGGATCTCTCTTGGTTCCGAAATGGCAGCAACCTCCATCATCGAATCAGGATCTGGTTCGATCATTTTGAAGGAACCATCCTCAAAAAACTTCTCCTCAGCAACTTCGAATTGCCAACTGTTCCCAACCTCATCAAAACCATTCTGCCAGAGACCGATGTCCTTCAGATATCTCAGAGCATCCTTCAGGCTCCAGGCATCTTTGGAAAAATCAATTGACTGAATGGAAAACAGCTTCTCGTCGTGTCGCTTGCCAACTCTGAACCGAATACCTTCATGATGATCAACGAAATATTCTCGCGCTTGACTATGCTGCTCTTCCATGAGTTCCTCACTTCCTCGGAGCTTCTTCTTCTGCTGCTTCTTCACACCAGGATATACAATGAGCGCGTTCTTACTGCCAGCAGAAATCGTTCGGAAGGACCCCTCCTCAAAATTGGAAGGGTCTCTTTGACGATATCGGAGCTTGGCTTCCGTCTCGTCAACTTTTGAAGATTTGAAATCGTGATCAGACAACCAACTCTTTGCCTTTGAACTTGTCCATATCTCATTGTCAAAAAGAACAGACTGAACCGTCGTGGAGGTTTCCCCCTTGAGACGACCAATGACAAACTGGATACCTTTGGTAGTTTCCTGGAACGACTTCATATATCACCCTACAAAACCGTTAACAATCAACAAATAAAATGCGCAGAACCACTACCTTTAAAAGACAGCGCTTCTACGCGGTTTGCGGGGAGAAATATAACGGCTTCTCTAGATGAATTATAGCAATTTTTTAGCGATAGAGAATAGAGAAGTTTGTTTTCCCTCAGAAAACCAACTCCTTCATTGGATATCTACACACCAAAAGCCCCGGATAACAATAGTTTCGAATGAACTCTTTACATTCATAGCCATACTTCTATATATATACAAATACTAACCACCAAGGCAAGGGTTCAGCTCCCACTTATTCCACGATAGAAACCTTTCACCAGACTTACAATCATGATAACCAGAACAAGTGGCCACATTATTGTGATAATAAGTACATATATCAGATCACAACTCCAGAGTGGTAAATTATGACCATTGGAAATGGGAATCACCATCTTGTTATAGAAAAACACAACAAACACCGTCAAGAAAGCAACAGCGAATAAGTGAAGCTCCAGCCAATTGATTTCCATCAGTCTCTTTCCTCAATCAAGCCCCTCACTCGTCCTTTTCTAGCTGGCCCACCAAAACTCTCTCCACTCAATTCAACTCCCTTAGCTCCATCTTGCTTGGTCAAAAACTCATCCTCTTTGACTGGGACATCTAAGGTTATGGGAACCAATAAACTACGGCAGTTGTAGTGACGCGGCGGTTTCAAAATATCCAGGTTCGGATCATCACTCCGTATGATCTTACCGTCTAAATGCTGACAGACCTCAGTATTATGTACAATAATGCCAGGACCAACCAGATAGGTGTGGTCCCTTTCAATTTCCAAGTCATAACACACTTCCAATCCCCTGAAATTTCTAATAGACGTTACCACAACAGAGTCGGTCGGGGTCGGAGCAATAGAATGATCAGGCCTCTCAGAAAGTCGCTTCTGGCCACTTTTAAGTCTCTCCCCACTGTCAACCTGAAAAAGCATAAACCCTTCATCTTTGCTTCTTTCATTTTTCTCTTCTCTACTTTCCTCTTGTCCATTCGGTGCCAATATTCCCCATTCACTTCCACAACAATCTTGTTGTCTACTATAAAGTCCACAACAAACTTCCCGAGAAGTTCTTCTTGCTCGAATGGAATCCCTATTGCTTCCAATTCCTCTCTCACTGTCTTTTCCGGTCTCGTTTCCAGATCCGACCGACGATAACATTTCCGTGAACAATAAATCTTTCCCTCCAATATCTTTGTCTCGAATTGCTGTCCGCAAATTGGACAATTTTTCCAAACTCTCCGCCTCTGACATTCCTTCGAACAATGCTGTCGTTGTTTCTTCTCCAACACACTCTTTGGTGATATGAAAAACTCTCTTCCGCAGGTTCGACATACCCGAAGACGATCTCGCATTAAGACACCCTTCTGACGAGCCCGAGTTTGACATCTCCGAGAGCAATAGTGTGTCTTGTACCCTCTCCTCTTTATGTAAGACTCTCTCTTGAGAACTTCTCTCCCACAACCTGCACATTTCAATTTCACTCTGACAACCCGAATTGCCGCGTAGTAACAAATGAGACTGCAGTATTTCCCTCCCTTTATTTTCTTCGTCTTCTTGCTTTTGTGACGTAACATCACCTTCCCACAATTTTGGCAGTTCAATTGTACCAACTCTGTCGTTTGTCGACAGGTCAGCTGCTTGAACCCAGCAATAGCTTCCGGATCGAATTGTCCAGAAAGGATGCGTAATTGTCGTGCGGATTTGTGCCGACCCCTCCATCTTGATGATGCACCATCGACTTGCAAGACTGACTTTGATTGCTCTAACACGTCGTTCTCTTCCACAACCGCTGAGGACTTTATCTCCAGGTCTGACACTTCTAATTTCCTTTCTTATACCATCAGCCATTACAACAAGAGTATCACCATGAAAACAAGTCACCGCATCAATTACTGCACTGAATTCAAACCCTGTAACGAGATCTTCAGCCGCTCGTGCCTCCACCAGCCGGCCACGATTGAATGCATCAGTAGTATTGGTTCGGACGATGGTCTCTAATCGTGATGGGGAAATGACACGTCCACTACGAATGACACTGGGATCACCAACGTATGGTTCGAATGAAGTCTTCAACTTCCTCATCGTCTCACGTAATGGCTCCCCGTTCTCGATTGAATTGAGAAGAATACCTCTTGCTTCTTTCCGAAGACTATCATCGATGATACCAGTGATCCAAAAGGTTTTTGTCTTGAGGAACTTAATCGCTTGGGTTGGCTTGAAGTTGGGTGCGTCCTGAAACTTCACTACCCCACTCAGCTCGTTCCGTACACTAACGGTGCCCTGGTCAAAGGCTTCCTCAAGAAACTCGCCTATGGCCTGTGAGACCTTCGGCATCCCCCTTAATGAAGCCAACTGACGGACAAACGCGACTTTATGGTCAAACTTACTTTCGATATGCTTCAGGAACCGATTCCGAACATCGACCATAGCTTCCACAATATTCTTAACCGAATTCCTCTCAAGATCATCCAAGGTCTTAGTAATCTTCTTGAAATCTACTTGCTTCTCGAACCTGTTCGGAGTTGTCCGTGGGACATAGGTTTTTACTTCTTCCTGTTCAGAAGCCAATTTCTCTGGTTTTCCAATCTTGAGGTTTGAATCTCCATCATCACCATCATCATCTCCTCCTTCATCCCCACCTTCATCCTCGTCGTCATCATCTTCAACAGGTTCGTCGTCATCTTCAAGATCATCGTCCGGCAGTATTTCTTCACCACGTAAGGATTTATCAATCTTGGGAAAGGCAAACAGCTTCCGGATATGTTCTTCATCATCCACCTGAGCCTCTGTGACACCAGCACCAACAAAATCACCCCACTGCTTCATGAGATCCAAGCGAAGATCATCGGTGATGGGAAGGAACCGGAACATAGGATACTCATCCGATTTGATAGCATAGTTAAGATCGACCAATGGACGGAGAACCTGCTCGGTAACCACAAGATCCTCGATCTGTCTACGAGTACGACTAATCATGAGCATGAAGGCATCGAAGATGACACGAGCCCGAGCAAAGGATCCAACCTGCTGATCAGGGGTTAGACCCATAAGCCCAGGCATCAACAACCCACGAGCAATATCCCGGTTGAACATTTCCAACGCAGGGATGAAGACCCGTTGCGCCTGTCCAGCCAGCTGAGGTGCCCAAAGCTCCAGCGAATCCTTAGACGCTCTTGGAAGAGCACCAGCGGTCGCGGCCTGGATCCGTTCAATGACCGTCAGGAGATCGTTGATCTGCTTCTCTGTAAGACTCTCAGGTTCGTATAAGGCAAAGATCGGTGGTATACCAAATCTTTCGAGCAACATCGCCAACCATCGGTACGCATTTTCTTTTACCCACCAGCTGCGATAAACCGCCTCCAGATCCGATTTGCCATAGTAATTACTGAACTCAAACTGATGAGAGTAGATCACAAATTTACCAACCGGAAGCTTGTTCCCTCCTGCTTTCCCACCCTGTTGAACAATACCGTCTGGATCCAAAGTACCAAACTCATCCATCTTGAACGAAATTCCATGTGGTTTCTTAGACTTGATTGCTCTCAACCCGATCTTGTTTGGGAATAGATGATCTTTCGGTGTTGGAAAATATATTTTCTCTGAACATGAAAAACCATAATCAAGTGCACTGAGGATTTCGACAATACAGTCCATGAATGATCGCTCGATGTTATCGAACTGATCTCGAACAAAACGGGTGACTTCCCAGTCCTCAGGTTTATTCCCAGGACTGATGACTTCCCATCCCGTACTGACAATGGCAAGCTTCTTAAACCATAGTGCTGCCTTTATCTGGTCATCATTTCTCATACGGTCATAGATTTGAAGACCCTTCCTAGAAACAAGCGCTGACGGATTGAACTGTGGGAGAATATCTCCAACAAACATATTAGAGGTGACAACAGCCATCTGAGACATCAGATCCTTTGGATCGATTGGATCAGCTTTATGCTTCTTTACAGATCGCTTGATTGTCATCTTCTTCGAAGGGGATTTAGCTATCTTTTTACGGCTCAATGTACATATCCTCCATATCCTCTATTTGTGACGAGACTAAACGCGGCCCAACTCTAAAGTGTGAGCTATCAATCTCAACGGTCTTATTTGTTGCACAAACCAAAGCACCAGTCGCTGAATTACACAAGTCATCTCTTCCTCCAGGCTTGTGATCTACCGAATCCTTCCCTTTCCTGGAAGTCTGACGCTCCAGCCCCAAAAACTGGTTCCGCAACAACACAACGTCTAGGATCTCCACCAATCCAGCATTGAACTCAGGCAAGATCTCAACATACAGCGCTGACTTACCTGTCTTCGAGAGCCGATACTGAATCCCACATGACTTGAACCGTACCCTTGGCCATTCACCACCGTAATGATCACCTACAACATAGGTGAGCTTATACTCCTTCGCTATGGAAGAAAACTCACTGACAACCGTTTCAGGATTGAACGGTGGACGCTTCTCTCTGATCACGTCCAAAATAGGAATCCCGTTTTCAGCATGGGCGATCGCCAAGGTGAACGAATCCTGAGATCCACCGGAAGGATCCACAAATCCAAAATAACGAATCCCCTTTATATATGGACGTTCATAAGTTCCGAATGACGTAGCAGCATTGACAACTTCCCTCGTCATGAAGGCTTCTACATCAGTCCTGAACTCGCCACCATATTCTGCAGACGCTACAACCGGATCACGTTCATAAGCACGATCGATGACCTTGTCTGAAATGGTGGGATTCATCATTTTTGTTGACGCCTTCCAAACCAAGACGTCTCTTGTCTCCTTGCCAAAATATTCTGCGAACACATCATGAAGAACACCACGTTTTGAATATGGACTGGATGCACATATAAGCATCGAACCTGGGACGGTTGCCATACCCGGACGGAGTGCATCCAAAACCTCCGTGTCTGGATTGGCACTTTTCTCGTCTCTCCAGAAAGCAATCTCATCCAAAAGCGCAGCGACAATGACATAGCCACGGACACTACGGAAAGATGCGGTATGGATCTCGATCACAATGTCGTTCTTTAGATTGATCGCGTCCGCTGAGGTCGGTAGATAAACATCCTTCTTGAGCAGGGGTATGTTCATAATGAGACCATCGATAAAACGGAAAATCACTCGAGCCTGTTTACGGTCAGCTGCGATGATGACGATCGTCCCTTTTTCACCTGGTTGTAGGTAGGGACGCCAATCTCGAAAGAACGCTAGGAAAACTGCGATCAGCGCCAATATGAATGATTTTCCACCTCGCCGGCCAACGACCAACCACGCCTCGGTAAATGGTTTCTTAGGGATACGTGTACGTCCGGTACACTTTTCGAAGATGACACGGTCACCCTTTGCAAAGGGAAGCCCAAACAGCGCCCGGAGGAAAACGCGCCAGTTGCGCCAGGTCTCGACCCGCTTAAACCAAGGCTGGAAAAGGCCGGGGTCTTGACACGCTCTTATAATAGAAGTCATATAAAGAGAAGACATATGAGCCAACCAAGCTATACTGATATGGAAGTATAATGTATACACCAAAATTTACAAAGCATCTACGATTTTATGACTTTACCTCAACAAATATTTATCCTCTAATACCTTAACCTATCCATGAACCCTTTAGAAAAGCTAATGATTTCAATAGGTTAGTTTAATGATTTTATCAGAAAAGCTAATGATTTCAATAGGTTAGTCTACCAAAAATTGAGCATTTTTGGCTTAATATCATAAAATCCGGCTAAAAGCCTATAATTAAATGAGAAAAGCTAATGATTTCAAGAGGTTACATTTAATGAATATGCTTTTATCTTTTCACGAAATCGGGTACAATACGTGTATCAAATCAGACGTCTCGGGTCTTAAACGACGAGCAATATAAAGAGGGTCCTTTTAAAGACCCCAGTGCCTGCGGAGCAAAAGGTAATAAACGGGTATATACCCCTCAACGCGTGTGGCACCCCCGGCTCTTAGATCTCTGCGGATCTGTCCCACCTCTACAGCGTGCCCGGTCCTATTCCAGCCCGCTGCAAGTGACTTACCCAACCGGCTCCAGATCTGTCATGTGTGAGAGCCACCCTGCCCACCCCTCAGTTCGCGCCGACAATATCCAGACGGCACCGACTACCTGACCTCCGAGCAAGACGGGATGTCTACCCTACCTTGCTGGCGATCATAACACTTCCTGCTTTGAGGCTCAGGATTGTAGTCTGATGCGTAAAACGGCCAAAGATAATTTACGGGGGTTTGCTCAACAGGCGAGGGTTTAGGAATTAGTAACATAACTGTGAACGACCTGACCCGGGCATAATATAATCTACCTACACAGAAAATCGTGTAGATAGATATCTCCTCTCCTCTATTATTCGCGAGGAGGACCAGCCCAACTTTTTTGGATTGGTTCCCCTTGCGGTTTAATAATTTTTTCAACCAACCCTTACTGAAGAGACAACCAATGACGAAAGAATTTTACCAAGGAATGACCATCGAGATAAAAAAGATCAAAGACAAATGGATTGTATATCTTGACGGAGAACGCGATGCATCTTTTGACATCAAGGAAGATGCTAAATCTTACATCAAACTCTGCATCAAAATCAATAACTAAAAAATCAAATCGAAACCAAGGTTGGCTTTGGTCAATCTTGGTCCGTCAGACGGTGGCCAGTCTGACGCTGATGAGATAGGCCAACTTATAGGAGATGAAAAGATGAATACCAACATAAGCAATCACACAATCAAATTCCAATTCAATAAAATGGAAGGTTATGTCAGAACAACATATGAAGTTTTTGCTGACCAACAATGTATCGGACGCATTAAAAGAACTCCCGGTGGTTGGAATGGCTTTGATACCAACGGTAAGGAAGTTACTTATCGCGCCGGTCCA